CTTGAACCTGGCAAAAATGCTCAATGCGGCGGAATTCTGTATAGCATCCGCGCCGACTGTGAGAGAATTGAACACTTGCACAGTGAGCGTTCCTTGAATATTTGTTGGACTAATACCCAACGGGATATTCAACTTGTTCAACCGATGAACATATGGTATGGTAAGCACAACACTTCGTGCTCCACCTGCAGACATTTTGGTATGCACCGTCGTTGTTTGCGACGTTCGTGAACTTTTCACATGTAAATTGACATTCGTCGGAGTCATCTCCGGAACGAAGTATGCTATCACACATCCCTGCTGGAATGGTTGTGACTGCAACTCGAATCGAATCTCAATATCTGAGTGATAGTAAATGAACGGCGCAAACGCTGTCGCCGCAACCGGACCAATAACGGCCCATGGGAGTTGACCCTGGAACAGAACATGAGTAATGTCATGTGAAGTAGTCCAAGACAACGGAGTTGTTGTAACCAACTCCCATCTCTCTGCAAGTGAAACAAAAGACTGCTGCTTCTCCAAATTGTCGACAACTGACTCAACAATTGGCCTTCCACCATCTGCATTCTTCACTTCATCGGTTTCACTAAACCCAATACCCTTCATCATCTGGGCATGGGCTTCTTTTGCCTTCACTTTCACGGCTGTAAAGGAACGGGGGATAATTCTCGGAACCTGGAAAACATAACCAAGTCTAAAATCATCCCCCCCCGCTGCATATAGCTGCGCTGGACCGTTGCTAGGATCAGCAATTAGAAAACCAGGATTGGTTCTCTCTGAGGAATCTGATCCCTCAATTGGCACGCAAAACATCTTGTATTGCGTTACTGGAGGTGTTTGGAACAAAAACTCTCGTCCGAGGCTGCAATAAACCCCTGGACCGGTTCCCGGTGTTCCACTTGATGGCGTAAGTCCACCATAGTCAAACAGCTGGCTAAAAGCAGGAAAGTATCCCGCTTCAGTGTCTTCAGTCATGTAACAAAGACGAACATTTGGACCAGCTGGAATGATAAAACGAACACTCCCGTACCAGTAACGATACATCCGAGAATACCAATTGATGTTACCACAAGGTTGATTTCCCTGGATACTGATGAAATTTGTGAGGAGGAAGTTGATAGCAACAGGTTGACCTCCCCAAACTGTAAACATAATAGAATATCTTTTCATCAGATCACACATATCTGATTTGTCTTGCCTCGTGATAACTGTGGCTCCTTGCGATGCTGGCTTAACCTCCATGGTTGGGACATTCTCGTCGGTTGCGACGAGAGTTTGTTCCGCTGAG